GCTGAGGAATTAGCCCGGGTTAATGCTTTAATCGCTATTAAGAGCGAAAGTAAAACTGACGATATTAAAGCCCTAGACGAATTAGAAGCGCTGCAGAAAAAGTACGCAGACGCAGAAATAGCCAGACAGGACTCAATTCTCGCAGCTCATAAGCGTAACGCTGCCGAGATTCTGGCTATGAGTAAAGAAAACGCCAAGCAATACGCGGACTTCGTAAAGACCTTTACCTACCCTGGCGGCCTATTCGCTGGTACGCCTTTAGGTAATACTGGCTCAAACGCTACAGACGCTAAGCCAAGTCCTACTATGGGAACTGTATTACCAGGCTTTGACATAGGCAGCGGGGCGGCGATTTTTGGTAGTGATACAGCCGGTGGCGGTGGCGCCTTTATGCCAGGAGACCCAGGCTATAGCGGTACAGCTGGACAGACAGCCCCAGCCCCTAACGTAACTGTAAACCTACAGGGCGGCATAAATATCGGCTCTACTTACGAGTTCTACCAGTCTATCCAGGCAGCCGTTCAGGCCGCTAATATCTCAGGAAATAGCCTCACCAGAGCCGGGCTTTAATGGCCGCTCCCACTTTGAAAGTTCTGGTTAATTTCAGTTCGGGCGCGAGTTTTGGGAACGCGCTTATATTGGGAACGGGTCAGCTAGACGTAAATATCTTAGCCGATAGCGCTACTTTAATAGCCGACGTTACTAGTACGGTACAGGCGGTTAATATAAATAGAGGCCGTAACGCTAACGCTGACCAATTTCAAGCCGGTACCTGCTCGGTCAGGATTGCAGATACGGACGGAAATTTTAATCCCGCTAACACAGCCTCGATTTATTACCCTAATGTAATCCCAAATCGTAAAGTAATTATAAGCGCGACGGATACGACCAGCGGTTTATCGTATTACCTCTTTAGCGGCTATATCGTCTCCTATGATTATGTCCAGGCTAATTTAGTAGGCGAAGTCTCATATTGCACGCTAAATTGTACGGACGGTTTCAGAGTCCTTAATATGGCCAATGTTTCTACTGTCGCGGGGGCGCCCGCCGGGCAACTTAGTGGCGCCCGCTGTAACGCTTTGTTGGACGCCGTAGGTTGGCCTTCAAGTATGCGCGACATAGACCCTGGGCTGCAGTCTCTTTTAGCGGACCCAGGTACTACCAGACAAGCGCTCGCCGCCTTGCAAACCGTTGAGACCAGCGAATACGGCGCCGTATATATGGACCCGGCGGGTAATTTTGTTTTCCAGGACCGACAATTAACTAGCTCTAGCGTGGCAGGTACGCCGGTAGTTTTTGCGGACGATAATACTGGAATAGATTACAGCTCGGCTAAGTGGATATTAAATGACGCTCTTATCTACAATGACGCTTCTATTACCCCTACCGGTCTAGCGACGCAGACAGCCAGCGACGCAGCTTCTATCGCTACTTACTTTACTCATAGCTATAAACAAACCGATTTACTCATGGACTCGACAACGGCAGCTAAAGATTACGCCCTGGCTTTTGTAGCTTCTCGTAAAGATACGACTATTAGAGTCGATTCAGTAACCCTAAAAGATTTAAATAGCGACGGGTATACCGCAGGCGTCGCAGCTGCTCTTAGCCTAGATTTCTTCGACCCTATTACGGTTAAGTCTACGCAGCCTGCAGCGGTAGGTACTTCAACACTTAATAAGACTCAGCAAGTGTTTGGCGTCTCGCACGCTATAACCGTATCTACCTGGCGTACTACCTTTTTCACCCAGGAGCCTATTCTCGATAGTTTTATTTTAGACAGCGCGTTATATGGAATTTTAGATACGTCGGTGTTATCATACTAAATACTATGAAGGGTAAATAATGGCGCTACAAACGTTTACAACCGGGCAGGTTTTAACAGCCCTGCAAGTTTCAAACCTGCAAGCTAACGACTACAACCAGACAGTCAGCACTAAGACCGCTAACTATGTTTTAACTATTGCAGATTTAGGCTCGCGCGTATTTATGAACGCAGCCGGTGCAACAACCATCACGGTAAACACCGGAGTATTCGCAGCCGGAGATACCGTATGGCTTGGCAATATCGGTGCAGGATCCTGCGTAGTAACTGCCGGCACTGCAACTGTTTCCAAGTTTTCTACTGCAAGCCTCACACTCTCTCAATATCAAGGTGCTTACCTTTATTTTGTTTCAACAGGTGTTGCTATTCTTTACTCAGACGCAGCGGGAGCCGCGTTTCCAGTAACTACTAAGGGCGATCTATTTGGTTACGACACAGCCGCAGCGCGTATTCCTATTGGTACTAATAACCAAGTTTTAACAGCCGATAGCGCACAGGCTTTAGGGCTTAAATGGGCTACACCTACAAGCGCGGCTAAGAGTTACAGCCTTATTGGTACAGGTACCTTAACTGGAAATAGCACTACGACAGTTACCGGAATTAGCGGTATGAATACAATTTTTATATTGGTAAAAGGTGCAACTTCTGCAACACAAACAAGTATTACCTTAAAACCTAATAACGATACTACCGGTGCTAATTATTTGGCTTACGGAACTTATATGTTAAGCAATAGCACTTACTCCGCTGCTAATTTTTACGCTATGAATAATTCAGGCGTAGCAGGATTTCAAGTTGCGACTACCTCTAGTAATGCCGCCAGCGCAGTAAACTCTTTTTTGCAATTAGATGGTTGCAATTCAAGTGGAGTAAAAACTGCAATGTTTATGGGTGGTGCAAGTGCCGCCGGTGGTAATACACAGGAACAGTATTTGATGGGTGGGATTTACAAAGGAACTAGCGCAATTACTTCTTTTAGCCTTACTTCCGGCGTTGCTAATAATGGTGGAACCTTCGAAGTCTACGGAACGGCGTAAATATGACAACATATAGAGAACAAATTATAAATGTGCAAACCGGTGTTATTACTAACCGCGATTACACAGCAGAGGAAATAGCAGAAGCCGAGGCAGGGCAAGCATTACTGTTAGCGCGTACAGCCGAAGTCGAAGCAAGGGCAACAGCCAGAGCCTCAGCACTTGCCAAACTTGCAGCACTAGGACTAAGTGCAGATGAGATAGCCGCGCTGTAATGCCAGGGCTTAAAAGCTCTAACGGCTGGACAGCGAGTAAAGACCCGGCAGAAATTGGCGTTAAATCTTATTCGATACCTGGGACAGGTATTAAAATACGCGTGGCTGAAAAGGTGGCACCGCTATTAGTCGCGCTTTGTACAGACTTTCATAACTTAGTAGAACCGATTAACGAGGGCAGCCTCGACGATTGGGGGTGGGCTTTTAGGCCAATTAGAGGAGAAACCGAGACGCTTTCAAACCATAGTAGCGCTACGGCGGTAGACCTTAACTCTAACGCTCACCCTTTAGGAAAGCGTGAGACTTTTACTATGGAGCAGGAGACAATAGTTAGGCAGATCGCCGCTAAATACGGCTGCCGGTGGGGCGGGGACTATAAAAACAGAGCAGACGAAATGCACTTTGAGATTAACCTGACCCCTAAACAGGTTAAAGAGCGTATAACAGCGCTCGGATTGGATACGGCAAAATGAAGGCACAATGCACAGCTGCGGCAGGGACTTATATTAGAGGGCTGCTTTTATTACTAATTACACTCATGGCCTCAGTAAGTAAGACCCCGTTAGAGTTTAGCGCCGCAGACTGGCACCTAATCGCTAACGGCCTCTGGGCTTCTGGGCTACCCGTCCTAATGAGAGCGCTTAACCCTAAAGACGCCAATTACGGAATATCAAAAAAAGAATAGACACGCTTTAGGCGCTAGCTTCTATCCGTCGGGAGCGTGTGCCATACTAAAGGGGCTGGGAGATACTTTCCAGCCCTGGACTAGGGAGTAAAAATGAAAAGCAATATAGTTTTACAAATGGACGTAAAAGACTTTGAAGCTTTATCTAATACTTATATGGCTTTTAATAAGAGCTGGAATAAACAAATAAAAGATGGACGCTTCGAGGGTATTCGGTCAAACCCTGGCTACAGCGTTATTTATTGGTTCGATAATGCTTTAGCTCTAATTATTGGTAAGTCTTATCTAGCCTCTATTGGTCAGGATTTTAGAGACCTTTACGACAATAATTTAGATGAGTACTGCATTATTACTAACTTCGAGGTACGGGAGGGGTTAGCCAATGCTTCCTAATCTCGCTTTTATATTTATGTGTTTAATTTATGCCGGTTTAATGTTTATGGCTGCAGTCCTGGGCTGGTCTCGGGGCTTTAATGCTGGGCGCTCCGAAGGATACGAGCGAGGCCGGGCAGTAGCTCGCCATATAGCTAACGGTGTCCTAAGTGATAACTAAGGCTGACCCGGGCATATGGTGCGATTATTGTAAATTAAAGTGGGGCAAAAACTCCGGCGGTTGGCACCCTAAAGCCATGACCGCAGCTAGTGTTACTGTCCACAGCGCTAACCCTAAATCAAACGCAAAGAGGCGCCATTACTGTAATGAGTGCGCTTTAGAGGTAACTACCTTCCCCGGCTATCGCTGGGGCTTAGACAGTCAGATAGAAAGCGTCGGACTTACTCAACTAGAGATGGGGGCATAATGTTTAATTTAGACGATTACGAGCCAGTAGATGTTAGAACCGCGAGGTTCTGGGAGAAGTATTCAGAAGGCAAAATAGAGACTGACCTAGTATTTAATGACGGTAAGACTGTCATATTTAAATGCAGCGTTTACCGTAACGACGGGACTTTAATCGCTACAGGATACGCAGATGAGACTATTAGCGATTCAGGCGTAAATAAAAATTTCCATATTCCTAATGCAGAAACTAGCTCTATTGGACGCGCTTTAGCAGCTGCAGGCTTCCAGGCCAAAATAGGTAAGAAAATGAGCCGCGAGGAAGCTACTAAAGTAAACCGAGTAGCAGCTAGTGAGCCAGTACCTAACGACGTCTGGACAATTAACGACGCGATAGGGACAGTAGCTAGCACTTTAGGCGCAGTCGAGCAGGAAACTAAACCAAGCTGTAAACATGGCGAGCGCCAATATCTAACCGGCGTAAGCCCTAAGACTAATAAACCTTATAAAGGTTATATGTGTCCAGAGAAGGTTAAAGCTCAACAATGCGCCCCAGAGTGGATTAACTAATGACACACGATAAATTATTAGCAAAAATAAAAAGTTTTACTTGCTGTTCAGGCGCACACGAACTCGCGCTTATTGCAGTAATGGAAATACATAAACCAATAGAAATAACCTTACCGGGTGGCATTAAAACAGAGGATTGTTCATTTTGCGTTGGTAACAATTACCCTTGCGAAACAATTCAATATATCGATAAGAACTTGTCGTAATGGGAGCTATGGAGATTATCTACCTTGGCAATATCTCGCTAAAGGTAGACCGAGAAGGTAACGCGACAATAGACGAAACCGAAATCTGCGACGGCTGTAATAAGGAGACTTCTAAAGCTGGCGGGATTATGGCGCTAGAGATGTCTATATGGTTATGTGCAGACTGTCGGCCTAGATGAGTGTAAAGATATGGCTAACCGAAGCCGAGTTAGCCTATGCGCTTATGGCTGCAACAGCTCGCATAAATAGCACTAAGGGTTACAGCTATGAGAACGGCCACTTAGACCCGGAGGAACTATTAAGGCTATGCGCTTTAGGTGCAGCTGCAGAGTTAGCAGCCGCGAAATGGCTTAACGTCCCTAACTTTGTGCTGTCTATAGATACTTACAAAGATGAGCCGGATATCTGGCCTAACTGGGAAGTTAAACACTCTGAATATGCGAGCGCTCATCTCATCATTAAAGACAGCGATAGGGATACCGATAGAGCTGTACTAGTTACAGGTGTTAATCCCTTTACGATCGTGGGCTGGTTACCGGTTTACTATTGCAAGGACGATCTATACCTAAAGGCTACGCGCCAGACAGCTATTAGCTACTGGGTGCCTCAAGCTGAGCTGGTGAAAGTCTATGACTCAGTCTCGCAA